TCCGCCACACGTTTCCCGTAGCTTGCGGCGTCAGTATACGACATTATGCCCAAAACAACCACACCATCATACTCACTGCCCCAAGCTTCTACGCTTATGTTTGGCGCTGTTGCGTTACCGCCGACACACTGGACCAATTCGCGAACCTCACGGGGTGTCATCATATTCTTAACGAGCGCTAGAAGAGGATACTTACTTAAGCAACCCGCCACTGGTTTTCGCTTGTGTGCCGTTCTTACATCAACAGATCCAAGAGGAGTGTACGACTCAAGTGAGCGGGGTACCAAATGCTGTACAACGTCAGGCGTGCCACTTGAAACCTCGCGTCTGAAAGACGCGCTTTTCATAGCCGACTTAACCGACGTACGCAACATTTGCATTGCGAACCGCTCTACAGGGGAAGCGACATTGGTCAAATAGTCTACTGTTGCAGCTTCCGGACACGTAGCGAGGAACGCTCGGTCTTTCTGTTCTTCTGCTGGATCGACATGCTTAATTACATCGACGTCCATCCTCAACCTTGACCCGGCACTTATGAACTGCGGTCCTGTACCCAAAGCTACACGCCCACTCAGAAAAGGGACCACCACACTTTCAGATAGACCCGTCATACGAACTACGCTCCTTACAAGCAATGTATGTAGATGGTAGTCACCCCCGCGATTTATGAGGGTCCTAGATGATTGGACCATGGTCTGCAGAGCCTCTAAGGGTGACAATTTCACATCCCCAACCCAGTTACCCGACACTATACTTGACACACACCTCGCGTAATAGCCAACTGCATACGTGTTCGTGATGGCGACGCGCAGGAACTCAGAAGTAACACTACCAACACTCTGTTTCGTTGGGTTCAGCCTGCATTCGGTATTACGCATACCAGACAAGACCTTACTCGCGTCGGCGTATGTTTTGCACGACATATAGACATCATCACCGACATGCATTGAAGTGCAAGACTTGTAAACCGACTCACCGATGCCCACTCGTATATACGCGCTATTTAGAATGGTGTTTAGAAACGTGGTAGCACGGTGCCCAGACATGAGCGTACCAGCTGCGGTTCCGATGTATGCACCAGCACAGTATATCCGCATCTTGTAGAATGACTCCACCAACTTCTCAGCCAGTTTACGGTCATAGCCGACATGCTCTGCAACTACCCGTATCACCATAGCTTGACTTTCTAAGGTATGTTGACTGTTGAAGTCGTCGTAGTCTAGCATAACGCTCACTTCACCATTCGACCTTGCCTCCAAGACACGCTGCGCCATACCATAGTGCCCTAACGA